GTAATCAATAAGGCCTGACGGCCAACACCTGTATAAGTAGACAGTATTGTTCCACAAAGATCGGAGAACGCCTACCCCTGTTTTTCTATTTCTACTGCAGCTCGTCGCAACAAGCCCTCTAGCGCGGCCTTGACCGTTTGTCGGCGGACCTCGTCACGGTTGCCCTTGAAGTGCTCGCGCTGCGCCGTAACCTCATCCCCCACGCCGAACGCCAGCCAAACGGTACCCACCGGTTTTTCCGGCGAACCACCATCCGGCCCCGCCACGCCGCTGACCGCCACGGCGAATCGCGCCAGGCTTTTCTCCTGGGCGCCGCGCACCATCGCCTCCACAACTTCCTGACTCACGGCCCCTACTTTGGCAAACAGCTCGTCGGGAACATTCAACTGTCGAGTCTTCTGCCGGTTGGAGTAGGTGACATAACCGGCCTCGAACCAGGCCGAACTGCCGGGAATCCGCGTAATAGCCTCGGCAATGCCGCCACCGGTACAGGACTCTGCCGTGGTGACATGTGCATTGAGCACCTGCAGGCGGCGGCCCAGTTCAGCGGCAAGTTGAGTGATCTCGTTCACGGTCGTCTCCTGGAGTGGGCGGGCGTTCGCCTACCCTACAGGAGCCGATCGCGCACGCAAGCCACCGGCTGCATCAAGATGCTAACGGGCGATGGTTCGCACGTAGGCCTGGCACGCTCGTAAGGCAATCAGGGCGTTATCGCCGTCGTCGGTAATGGCGATAATTCGCTGAGCATGCGCCGGGTCAAGTCGGGCTCGCGGGGCTGCATGAACCAGGCCGCTGGCGGTGGTGGAGGCTGGCACTGCACAACCGTTGGCGGGGTCGCGGGTGTCGAGAAGGACTGACAACCGCACATCAGCAGTGGCCAGGCGATCACGCAAAGCAGCCTGATGACGTTGTGCATCGCTTAACTCCTGCGCGTGTTGTTGATCGTTGGCGCTGAGCTTCTGCTCCAGGGCCAGTCGCTTGTCGTGTTCGGCCTGTTGTTGACGCACGGCCAACTGGGTTTGTTGATCGAGCTCCCGGGCATGTATCGCCGCCAACCGTTGGATCTGCGCCTCATACCGCCAGACCTGCACCTGCCAGGCCAGCCCCGCCGCCATCGCCACCAGCAGGAAATAGCCGAGCAAACGGTAGGACGTTAAGAACCGCATAACACCGCCTTCGCCCGCGCCCACAGCTGCATGCGCTGCTCCAGGCCATTGAGCCCACCATTGATGCGGCGCGTAATCGTGGTGAATTGATCCTTGTCGGCCAACGCGTTCAGACCATTGCTTGCCCAATACCAAGCCGCCGACTCACACGCCCACCGGGGCTGCTCAAGCAGTTCAGGCTGAGCCAACAGGCGATCGTCGCCGAATAGGGCCCGACTGCACGTCATATAGTTTCGACGGCCGGTAACCTGGATGAGCCCCCTGCCCCGATACTTCTGACCGTCACCATCCGCTTCGGGCGTATTGCCCAGGCGCGCAGCCAAGGTGCCGGTGTCGTATTTGCTCAGGTATTGGTGGCTGCCCAATTCGCGCAGGTATTGCAGCTCGCCGGATTCGTGAGCGATCTGAGCGAGAAAGGCAGCGATGCGTTGGGGGGTGTCGATAGCGTACCGTTCCATCGCCGCATTTATGGCCGGCAAAAAAACACCCGCTACGAGGCGGGCTGCTGGCATGACGTGGACAAGCTGGGCAAGCGTAATCAGCATGGTTTCTACTCTGTAAGAAGGTCTAGATCGACAACCCGCCCGCCACAATCGAACTGCGATACCCCGTCGTCGGGTCACCCACATGGGTCACTTGGGTGATCGACCAGCGCCCTTGCATATAGGACGGCCAGCTCTGATCCAGCAGCAGCAACCCTTCAGCGGCGAGCAGCGGGTTGCCTGGACAATCGACCTGTAATTTCAAACCTTCACGGCCCACGCGCCGCAGTTCGCCTTCGGCCACAGCGCGGGCTTCGGCTTCGTTCTGGCAGCGTTGGCGCAAGGTTTTGAACGGCGCAATGCCGACTTGCACGACGTGCTGTTTGCCCCCAGCCGCATCCCACCAGGTCACACGGCACCCCATGTACTTAGAGCGCGATTGCTCGTCGAGCCTGGCTGTGATGAACGCTTGGTCACCGGGTCGGTTGTCCTGGGTCACGGATAACGTCACCTCCGGCAGAGGTTGCCCGGAAAGCGAGTGGACCTTGCCGGCTTCCGCCAACACATACAGTTCGTTGATCGGTTTTGTGATGGCGCTATAGCGATTGGCCAGGCGCGTGATAAACGCCATGTCGCTTTCGTTGGATTGATCGATATGGGGAATCGGAATGCCTTCCAGCGCCGGTGCCACCCGGGGTGAATAGCCATGCCGGCTGACTAACTGACGAAACAGCGCGCCCAGGGTGGTGGGGCCGTAACTGGCGGAGCGGCGCTGCCGGTAATGGCTGGGGTCCGCGGCACTGAAAGGTGCGGCGGTGGCGACGATCATCAGGCGCATCGGAAACAGCACCGGTGTTCGCTGTGTGATGACGAATTCGCCCTTCTCCACCAGGCCCGACTCCTGATAGCCGACCCGCATGCCGATCTTGCCGCTCAAGCTCGGCAACCCTTCCAGGCCCTCGGTATTGAGCGTGAGTTCCAGTCGGTCGGTCTGGATACCGGCGGCATCGGTATGGCTCCAGTGCATCAAACGTTGATTGAGCAATGCCGCATTGGCACCGTAGAACTCAACGACCGGGGTGAATCCCTGTGTCATATGGCCTCCTCAATCCCAGGCCGAAATCGGCCGCAATGCCGCTGGCCGGGCGTGCAACTCCGGCACGACCACCCACACGCCCGCCGGCAATACCGGCCCGTGCTCGGCCAGTTCGGGGTTCAGGCGCCAGAGGGTTTCTTCAGCAGCGTCGTCACAGCGCCCCAACTCGCGGTACAGCAGCAGGTTGACTGAATCCCCGGCAATACTTCGCACTCTACGCATTGACGAACTCCTCCAATTCAAGGCTCCAAGACATGACCATGGCGGTGCCGTCGTCGATCACATGGCTTTGGTTTTCCACCACGGAATTGATGCGCCACAGCCCCCAGTTCCGGCCGATCCCGTCGACCAGCGGCAGCGGTGCCCGGGCATTCTGCAAGGCGCGCAACTCGTCCAGGCGCTGCATACCTACGGCGTACATTGCCGTGCCGCCAAACGTGAGTTTCTCCAGAGCCTGACCGCTCTGACGGGACTGCGGCTTGCTGGCAATGATTTCCAGGTTGCTCCAGCCCCCGTAACTGCTGTGGGTGAGCGTGGCGTAGGCAAAACCTCGGGAGAGGCCAAAGATAAAATCGCCCAATACCATCTGTTGTCGCATCAATCACCTCCGGGGTCGGCCAATGCCGCGTTGCGTCGAATGCCGAGGGAATCGATCACCATGGGCATGCATTGGAATTGCAGGGCCTGGAGCACTTGGTTGACCACTTGCTGGGCATCGGCGGGGTTGACGCCGGTGATCTGGATGCTCGGCGAGATCGTGACCTGGACGTTGTCGGTGCGAGCACTGTTGAGTTCCTTGCTCAGGGCATTCGGCGCAGGCAGGCGATCACTTGAACTGAACAGTTTGTCACCGAGCCAACTGCCCGCTTCGCTGCCCAGCAAGCCACCGATTGCACCACCGACGGCGGTACCGATACCGGGAAAAACCAGCGTGCCAAGTGCAGCCCCGGCCGATGCGCCAGCCCAGGCGCCACCGGCGGTGCTGAGGCCACTGCCAACGGCTTTGGCATCGCCCTGGCGCACGCCTTGCACGACGGCCATCGCGGTGTCGACGTACTTCAGCGGGCCCAGCCTGCGCACGACGGATGACTCCAGTCGGGTCGCGGCGCCAGCCAGGCTCGAAGGGGCCGCTGCGCGTGGAGCAATCGTCGAGGCATTGAACCCAAGGCGCGGACCTTCGAATACCTTGCTTACCTTCTCGAAGAGGCTGCGCACCGTGGCGAACAAACTCAAAGAGGTTCGGGGGGGACTGCGCCTTGACTTCATGAACGTGGGCTTGCCTGGCCCTCTCCTCCCAGACGCCTTGTTGGGCCCATAACGCTCACGCCCCCGCAGCGCCTCGCTGACACCCGCGCAGCAAGTGTCACCGCCCTTGCCGCCCCCCTGAAACACCGCACCGATGCCGGGGATTTTGCCCAGGGTCGCTTCAAGCACCTTGTCTGAAACCTTGGTTCTGAATGAATCCGCCAAGCCTTCACCGGCCCACTTGAGCAATTGGGTGGCGGAGGATTCGGCAGGCTTTTTTTCTTCCGGCGTTTTCTTCGTCTCACTGGTCGCGGGGCTCAGGGCCGGGGCGGTCAGGGCAGCGCCGGTGATGAACAACGTCGTGTTGAGCGTCTCCAGCGTCTCGCGCAACCGTACCTGCTCCAGGGTCAACGCATTCAGGTCCACGCTGACGGTAACCAGCGCCGAGCTGAGCGTCGATTGCGGTGATGGAGCCTCGCGTTCAGGCGCGGCCAAGCTTGCAGAGAACGGTGCGAGCACACTGCCCAGATCCGCGTCACCGAGCATCCAGCGGTTGTCTTGCACCGCGAGCCGGGGCGCATATTGAGTCTCTTGCATCTCGCTTTACTCCTGTTTAACCCCAAGGCGAGTGATCGCAATGTCGTAGCGGCGCAGTGCTTTTGCGGCGTCCCAGTCGAGAATTTCCGCTTCGTTTACCGAGTAAACCAGCGGCACCACATCGAGGATCACCTCGATGTCGCGTTCCGAAAGAAGTCCGCCGGTTGATTTAAAAAATCGTCGATGCGCTCCTGCAATTCCGTCCAGTCCGGTACGGTCAACCCCGCGAGATCCGGGATCATCAAGCCGGTGCAATGGGCAGTGATGAACTCGGCGCGTTCTTTGTTGGTGGCGAGTTTTTTCATGACTTTGGTGGCGCGCAGGGCGGGCATTTCCAGAGGCAGTTCATTCAGGGTTCGGCCGGCTGCATCCAGGGGCAATAGCAGTTGGATGGGCTGGTCGTGGGACGACTGCTGAGGTTCGTTGAGAAAGAATGAAGCAGGTCGCGTCGACATCTCGTGTACGTATTGAGCGATAGACACGTAGTCTGGGCGCTTGAGCTGGTCGAGTTCTTTTTCCGACAGGCCGGTGGCGAGTTTCGCCAGTTCAAAGAACTGATCGTCCTCGTCGTCACCGGCCCGGGCCAGCGCGTCTTTTTGCGCGGCGTAGTACAGCGGTTTGAGTTGCACCTGCTCGATCTTCGCGCCGGTATCGGCGGTGATCGCAGACAGCAACCTATGCAGCGGTGGCATCCAGGCCATGGGGCAATTCCTTGTTCAAGCAAGGGGCGAGCGCACCCGCCCCCAGGGGTTTAAGGCATCAGCACAGCGCGGCGCGCATCGCCCAGGATATCGACGCCGTTGAGCACGAATTTCTGGGTGCGCACGTCGATGTCGATCACCGGGATGCCGTTTTCCAGACGATTGTAGGTGCGGCAGGACAACTCCAGCGTGGTGAGCGCCTTCTCGCCCATCTTCAGCTTCGCTTCATCCAGGGATTTGAGCTTGCCGCCGACGGTGTGGTAGGTGAAATACGTCTTGCCGTCCTGGTCCTGACCGGCTTCACGTACGTTGAGCAGGATGTCGTCCCCCATGCGCACGCCCAGCGCCAGCATGATTTCAGGACCGGCACCCTGGAGGACCAGCGTGGCATTGAGCACCTTGCCGCTCTTGGCCATTTCCTCGGCGATAAAGCGCCCACCGGACATGGGTTCCATCTCGAACTCGATCTTCGGCGGAGTGAACTCTTCCACCGTCGCGGACAACGGCAGGCCTTGGAGGGTGGCCGCAATGGCCTGTCTGACTCGGTTGGTAAACATTAGAGAACGTCCTCCAGGAACTGCTCGATGATTTCATCACGGGCGTTGAGTTGATAAATCATGTGTTCGTTGGGCGCGTAGCGGCCATAGTCGATGACGATGAACCAGGTGCCGTTTTTGTACTTTTCGACACTGTTCAACTCCGGGTGCAGGTACACGCTGGCGCCGGGAATGGTTTCGTCGGCGACCAGGGTTTGCAGCCAGTCGTTGATGCGCTTGACCTCCTGATCCATGAAGGACTTGGTGAGGTTCTTGGCCATGGCTTTCTGGCCGGCCTTGACCAGTTTGCGGCTGATGGCATCTTCCAGGCCGACATAGCTGATGAATTTGCCGGTGATGGAACGGTTACCCAGCAACGAAAAGCCGCCGAGGATGGTGCGCGCGTAGTAGCTCACGCCATAACGGTTGAGCAGGTCGCCTTCGGTGGAGGTGTCGAGGATGTTGTACTCGACCACGCGGGAAACGTCCTCGGCGAACGTCACCTGATTACCCGGGCTCTCCCACTGCTTGACCTTGGCCAGCGCGGCGATCGCCAGAGACGACGGCGACAGAAACACGTTTTTCTTCGCCGCCTTGGAGTACACCGACGGCATGTTGTGCACCAGCAGGCAGCGGTCGAAACCCAGGTCGGCGCCGCCCAGTTCGCCGCTATAGGCCACTTGGTCGGCGACGCTGGCATCTTTGCCATCGAGCACGACACGCGCCTTGATGCGCTTGCCGAACGAGGCAAACTCGCCGGCCACGGCCTTGGTGCCAGTGAAGCCGGGGGCGCCGATGATGGTCAGGTCTTCAGGCACGCTGGCGAGTGCGGCCAGGCCCAGTTTGCGGCCGGTGACCGGGTCGTTACCGCCGATCACATTGTTGAGCGTATCGGCCGCAGTGGCGCCCTCTTCGACGATCACCACGTAGACCGGCACGTTCACCACTTTGAGAATCTGGTAGACGGCGTGGAACAACGTGCCCGACTCGGCACCGGTGGTGTCCAGCAGCGCCTGGGTGGTGAAGCTATTGATGCGAAACGGCGCATTTTTTGGAATCGACGCATGGGCGTTCGGCGCGGTGCCGACCAGACCGATGACGTTATCACCCAGGCCACCCATGGCCTCGGGTGATTCGGTGGCATTGACGGTGATACCGTTGTGCTCGAAGTTCAGAACCTCAGCCATGGTTATTCAGCCTTCTTCGGGGTGGAGTTAAGGACGCTGGTCAGTTCCAGACGGCCAGCGGTGCGCAGGGCGGATGCTTCGACGTCCAGCAGTTCCAGCTCCTGGCCAACGGTGGACCAATGGCCGCCTCCGGTAGGGAATGGGATGAGGACGGTGTAGGTTTGGCGGGTAGGCATAGGTGGGTTTCTCCGGGTTGAGAACGCCAAAGCCCCTTGAGGAGGGGCTTTGGGGAGGCGAAAAAAAACCGCTTTCGCGGTGAGGTTATTTGAGAAAGGAGGGTTTAGAGGGCCACTCGACCGCGTCCGGGTCGCTGCCTTGGTCCGGGATATCGCGAAGCCCTTGGCGATAAGCCAAGAAGACGGGGCGGTCTTGATCTGCCATGGGATAATCAGGCATCGCGGCATAGTCGGTGGCCGCCAAATCGGCATCCCGAGCCTTACGGATTATGGTCCACTTAATTAGTGGGTGAATTTCCGCCAACGAGAATTTTGGTTTCATCAATTATCCCCTTATCCCAAAGCCAACATTGTTCCCCAGTCAACTGGGTGATTAACGACACCTGTGCAGGCACCAGCAAGCATAACTTCGATCAACCCTGAATTGGAGATCCGCATCGGATGAACATGCATGTAGTGGGAAAAGAAGCCCGCGGGATCCATGCCTAAAGAACACCAGCGCCACTTACCTTTCTCGTTTCCGGTAGTCCAAGTCCCGTCAACAGCTCCCTCTACGACTCGCACAAAAGCAGCGGCAGTCATGTGTGTATTGAGAGAAACGGGCGTTGCTCCGCTTAGTCTCCCAGTATCGATGGAGCAAGGAAAGGCCAACCAAGGACTGACACTTCCCTCCGACCATTTCATCTGCCAGACATTAATCGGATTTCGCCAATATTCAGCGGCCCAAATATCGAAGCCTGGGAACTGCTCGCTGACATCCGCCTGAACCTGACGCATGAAATCCACGTCAGCTTGTGAGCGTCCAGCCGACTGAGATAACTGAGTAATTGTCCGAGTTTTTGTCGCTGTTACTTGCGAATGAACATACCACCCATCTATTAGGGCACCCGTGGTATCAGGTGCCATATGAAAGTTTCTAGTAACTGCCAATCGTGGAATTTTGCGTGTCAAGCCCGAAATCTGAGATTCGTATTTCTCTCTAGCATCGGCAAGGGCCTTATCAATTTCACCCAATTTATTCTCAACTGTATTTGTCAATCTATTTGCCGCACTTACAACTGCGACTAGCTGCTGTTCAGTACTCATATTTGGAACTCCATATTTTTTTCCTTCCCTAGATACTTCACATCAAGGCATTAGACGCCTCTTAATATCCCAAGCCGAAATCGCTGCTAAGTAGTTTTAGTCTCGAGCGCAATAATGCGGAATACGACATTCAAACCACGAGTCATATTGTCAATGCAGGCTGCGGAAAGTGAAGCCAACTCTTCTGAGAGAAGAATGTTGAGACTTTCAGCGCCCACCACAATCACCACGCTATCCCCCGGCAACGGCGAAACATCCAGCGTGAACTTCTGCAGCACCCGAGCCGCCGCCGCTTTATACGTCAGCAACTTTCCTGCGACGGAATACACCGCCAACAGCGTCCCACTGGCGAGATAAAAGCCGAACTCGCCAATTTCATATTCCCCGTCGCCGTCAAACAGCGCGGCCATCCTGAGTTGGTGGTTGCCCAGGTCTTCGTAATCCACGATGGCGACCCGTTGGCGTTCGTCGCGCAAGGCCACTTCGCTGCCGTCCGGGTTGTAGCGGCCGGTGCCGGCGCCAATGTGGGTGATTTCACCTTTCAAACCCTGGTTCTTTGCCTGCAGCACTTCATCCAATCCCTTGGCGGTGAAGCGCACCAGGCGCGTAATGTCATCTGTCATGGCTGCGCCCTGAGGTCGTAGTCGTTAATGGTGTAGTGCAGGGCTGCGCCGGTTTGGGTAAGCCGGGCGCCCAGCACTGTTTCGGGTAGAGCGCCCCGCAGGGAAAACTCACTGTCACTCAACGGCGGGTCGAGCGCGCTGCTGATCGAAAGGCCGCCCAAGGTCTCGTGGACAATGGTGATGGTGGCCTGATCACGCTCGCTCTTGGCCGCGTTGATACGCCGAATCAGCCGGTTGTGGTCACCGCTGGACCAACTGCGCCCCACAATTGCCTGCACGTCAAAGGTGTACGGCACGCCCAGCGGCCGCTGCTGATACCAGGCGCTGATATTGGGCGTAAAACCCAAAGACTCCACCGCATGGATCAACGCCTTGGGCGTGCCCGCCTGACGCTGGATCTGCCAGGAAAGCCCCACGGTCAGGCGTTTTTCCGTTTCGCTGGCTTGGGTATTCCATTCGCTGACACCCCGGTCGGCGGCCAGGTACGGCAGAAATTCGACGGGGGTTTGCAGCGGGTTCATCAGCGCGGGAAACGGCGGTACGACGCGGTCCAGCAGGGTGCCGAAGCCCAGGTCCAGGGCTTTCTCCAGTGCTGAGCTATTGGCCGGCAACAGGCTCGCTTTGCTTTCACTCATAGCGTGCGCACCTCCACCTCGACACCGGTGCAATAAGGGGCCTGGAAGGCTGTGGTGATGATCGGTTCCAGAGGTTCGAGAATCTGCAACTGCGCCGCGCCCGCACTGTGAATGGCGTAGTCGATCCAACTGGGGTCGACGCGTCCTTCGAGGCGATGGCAGGAGTCGGCGTAGGTTTGCAGCAGGCGTTGAGCCGCCACTTGGGTCAACCCGGAATCCGGCCCGGCGTTGATCTTGGCCACGACGCGGATTTTGTACGGCAGGATCTGCGCACTCTGCACGCTGACCAGATCGGTTTCCGGCCTTACATCCGGCCGTGCGAAATGTCGTCGCACGCCGTCAAGCAATTCGGCGGATGCGCTGCCGTCGCCCTCCCTTGACAGTACCGTGACCATGACTTCGCCTGGAGCGGTGCGCCGCGCATTGCCATCCTTGACTTGGGCCGCGTAGCCGTCCGGGTCGAAGGTGTAGCTGACGGTAACCACGCCGGGAGTGGCGCTCTGCACCTTGACCGACGGCCGTTCACCCAGGGTGAAGACCTCGCGTCGATACTGCATCCGCGAGCCTGCCGCCGGTGCATGGGGTGCCAGGTAGTAGCGCAGACGGGCATCGTCGTCGCTTTCCAGAATGGATGGTATCGGCGGGAATGCGGCCGGGTCGCCAGGGTCGAGTACTTGGCGCTCCAGCCCCATGTCGGCAAGGCGTGCATCCAAGTTGCTGCCGGTTGCCCACCACGCCAGCATCTGCTTGATACGGGCGTTGTACTTGCGTTCATGGGTTTGCAGGCGCACGCAAAACGCTTCCAGGGCCAGGGTCAATAATTCGCTTTCATTGTCCAGACTGGCCTTGAGTTTGGGCGCGCTTTGCGGCGCACGGGTGGCCACGTAATCGATGACGAACGCCTTGAATTCCGCCAACAATGGCTCGAACGCCTCCACGGCAATAAGCGCCGGCTCCGCCAGTTGGTTCTGGCCGGGGATCAACATGCTCATGTCACGACCTCGAAGGTTTGTTGACGGTTTTTCCAGGTGCCGGCAAAACGCAGCAACAAACCAGCGCCTTGCCGCGTAGCGACGATGACCTCGGGTTGAAAATCGGCGATGCCATTCTGGGTGTTGTAGAACGCCTGCGCGGCATGGCTTTGGGCGAGGATCAGCAGGTCGTCGCCCAGGTTCTGACCAAGCAGTTGCGGGATCATCGAGCCGTACAGCGGGCGCTTCTGGCGAGTGCCTATGGGAGTGGTCAGCGCTCGGGTGGCGCGCTGTACGAACTGCAGCCAGTCATCCACGGCTGCCCCGGTGTTTCTATCGATTCCGAGCATGGCAAATCCTTATGCGCTGCTGATCACACGGCCCTGGTGATCCACCACCGGGCCACTTAAATGCACCCCGCCGGCATCCAGCCGCAGGCCGGTAGCCCCCAATTGCAGGGCGATGCTGTCGGCCGTCAGCACCAGGCTGGCGCCACCGATCTGGGCGACGACCTGCTCCCGTGAGCCCGTGACGGTGGTGGGCCCGTTGCGCCAATTGAACAGGTGAGTGGCATCGTCGTAATCGCTTTGCGTCCCGTCCTGATAAAGGCGACGCGTCAACGTCGCCACACGGGAGACAGGCGGAAACTGACTACTGTTGAGGCCGAACAGGGCCACGGACTGCGTCCCCCCTTCCCCACCTGCATAGTTGAGCAGCAGGCATTGCTCGCCCACAGATGGGATGCGGGTTTCCGTCTGCGCACCGGCGCTGGGGTTGAAAAAATGAATGGCCGGGGTGAGCAAATCGCCATGCCGAACCTTGCATGTGTGGCTGGCGGCATCGACTTCCTCACATACGCCAATCCGACAAAAACTGTCGGCGCGGCGGTACAAGTCTTCGAGCTGGGCCTCCATTTGCGCCAGCCGCTCGATGATCGGCCCCAGTTGCATGCGTAGTAACGCGTCGAACATGGTCTACTCCTGCAGAGGTCGATATTGATCGGGATCGTCGATATTCGAGACTTCCCAGGTGCAGGCAAACAGCGGTTTACCCGCAGGATCTTCGAGCAGCGGCGGCCCCAGATAGAGCGTTTGGCTGAAGGCCACCGTCCAGGTGTCGTAGTCCGTTTCGCTGGAGCCCAGAACGGAGGGTGCTGCCACAATGGCCATGGGCAGGTCGCATTGCTCGGCCGGCAGCCCCCAGCGGTTGTCCAGGGCCAGATCCATCAGTTGGCTGGCCAAGTCGCAGGCGTCAAAGGGCGCCGCGCCGCTGGCAACCGTGACTTTGAGAGACACCGACAAGGCATGCGCCTTACGCCCGTCCAGGGCGCGTATTCCGGGGCCGTTACGCTCCACGCCGATCAAAATGCCGCTGGCACCCGTGGCGCCGTTGAAATCCTGGTGATTGCCCACCCGCAGGTGCGGGAACGCCAGCTTGAGCATTTCTGCGATCGCGATGGGCAGTTGGGAAGGTTTTTCGATAAGTGTCATAGGGTCGCGTCCTTGCAGCAATTACTGCTGATCGGGCCGCGAAGTCGGTGTCTGGTTGACCCCGATACGCTTGGCCGCCCAGCGTTCATAAAGACCGATGGCTACGTCGGCCCCCGCCATGGCGGTGAGGCAGCCGATGGCACCGGCTGTCCAGATCGACATGCCGGCGGCGTAACACAGCATCAGGGCCGAAACCCCGCACACCATGCACGCGCCAGACCTCAAGGCCAGGCGCCGGATCAACGACCAACCGCGGGCGCCCTCCTTGTCGGCGCGCCACATTTCGCCGGATACCCCGCCGATCAAGGCCAGTGCAATCACCAGCCAGATAGGCATTTCCGCTAACGCTTGCTGCTCGTTTGTCATGTCACGCCTCCTGGCTGAGCAATGCCGGCTGAATGCCGGTTTTCCGGGTAAATCCATTTATAGGTAGGCATTCCAAAAAGCCCGGTTGCCCGGGCTTTTCAGTAATGCTGTCCTCGAACCTTCGGCGCTACTGGCGCGGTACGGTTCTTTCCTCAATGTTTTTCCGACCACGATCCCTGTCTGCCGGATAACTGCTTCTGGTGCTTTACGCTGCACACCCGGGTCAGTTGCCAACCCTCTGAACCGTTAAGGCCGGTTCATCGCTGCCTGTTTCTTGTAAAGCGGTGTCACTAAAGAGCGTCGGCATCCTTGCCGGTGTTGCCTGGCATCCCTGCCATCGCTGTGATGGCGTCCTTGCCGATGTTGCTTGCCTTCCTTGTCATCCTTGGCA